TCCGTTTGGTAGTAACATAGGTATCTCCTTTATTCCTTATAATACTATAATAATATAAAACAAATGAATTGTAAACAAAAAAGTGAGCAAAAGAGAAAAAAAGTTTTGTTTAAAAACAATAACATATAAAAAAAGAGGGCCGAAGCCCTCTTTAGTTTTTCCGAAACTCTTGATTCTTATGTCAAGATATTGTCTACACGGAAGATTCTGTAGTACTGGTTTGTACGGTTTGTAGCAAGACCATCTGCAGCATTTGAGCCAACAAATGGGTTTGACGCCATGCCATAACGAGTTTTGAACCCGATACGTGGCTGGAAGTCGTTCTCGCCAACTGCACGAACCATTGTTAGTGGTACGTATGGGCAGTAGAATACACCTGCGTCATATGGGTTTGTACCTTTATAACCTACGTTGATGTAATCGGTATCTGCATATGGGTCGATGTATACGCGGATACGACCGTTTAGAACACCAGCAAATGTGTTGCCTGTGTCATCAACGTTCAAGTTAGTTGATAGAGCTGGAGAGTAATCCAACATACCTGAAGCTGCTAGAGCACTTGCAACATCTGAAGAACAGATGATGAAGTTACCTTTACCGCGGCGTGTTTCTTTCGCGATTGTGTTAGCTTCACGATCTAGTTGTACGCCTAGACCTTTGAATTTTTCTGCAGACCAACGACCATCAGCATCTGAAGACAAGTCAAAGATACCTTTAGTTGTTACGTTCGCTTGACGTGCACCAATTTTCGCTTGAGCGTTAACTGTACGTACGACTTCACGGTTGATTTCCGCTAGGATCTCAGTTGAAAGAATGTTTGCCAACTCTGTCTCTGCGTCCAAGCCATGAATTGCTTTCAAGTCTTGCGCTAGTTCTAGAGTGTATTCTGCTTTCAACGCACGTGATTTTGCAGTAACAGTTGCTTTTTCAATGGTGAAGCCCATTTCTGCAAACGCTTGTGCGCCTGAAGTACCTAGTGCTTCTGCCTCAGCAGTTGTCATTGCGTCGCCAGTGTATGGGGCGTAGGACGCGCCTGAGTCAACCAATGTGCCGTCAGCGTCTGTGTCTGTAACACCGCTTAAGCCTGATGGTGAACCATTTGCTGTTGTCGCTGAATCACCTGAGAAGTTGACTGCTGCTTCATCGAACAGTGCTTCGTCGTTTACTGATACACCAGCTGTTGTTGTTTTGTAACGTGATTTCATCGCGAAGATCAAACCTGTTGGACCTGACATTGGCTGAACGCCACAAATGTCATAAGCCATCAAGTTTGGCATAGCACGACGAACTAGTGAGATTAGAATTGGGTTCCAGTTAGATGCGGCACCAGTACCACCATCTGTTGATGAAACACCATTACCAGCTGCGTTAGCCGCAACTTCGCTAATCATGCCTTGCTCCATAAGAGCTTTTTCTGTGTTCTCCAGAACGGCAGCAGTAACCGAGCGCTTGTGCGCTTCCTCGATTTTACCAGCTGACTCTTCGTTCAATACTGGAGACCATTTCTCTACGAGACGATCATAAGTTTCCATTATAGGATCTCCTTAATTATTTTGTTGTTTTTCTTAGGGCTTGAAGATAAGACTCCATCATCGCATTCGTTTCAACAGCTTCATCCGCTGTATCATCTTCTGATTCTTCTGCAATAACGGAAGTAGCAGTTTTTTCTTGCTTGAAATATGATTCTTTCAAAGTTGCAACTTTTGCTGCAAATGCTTCTTCTGATTCAAACTCTACGCTTTCTGCTAGTGAGATAAGCTTTTCTACTTGAGTTTCTGCTAGATCACGTGAAGCTTCACGGATAATATCCTTACGCTTGTATGATTCTAGTTCTTCTGCAATTTCGATAGCTTTTGCTACAGCGTCATTGTAGCTTTCTTCAAGCTCTTCATGTGCTGTTGCAAGTTCATCTACTAGGTCGACCTTAGATTCAGGAACATCAACATAAGATTCTACAAATAGGTCTTTCAACTTATTCATAAATCCTTCAGCAACTTCAGTACGTAGTCCTGATTGAATTGCTAGTTTGTTATCTTCCATCCACTGCTCAACCACATAGTCGAGGTAGCTGTCTACTTTTTCTACTAGATCTGTTTTGATAGAAGTTACTTCCTCATCAAGTTGAGTTGCGTATTCTTCTTCCAAACGATTGATCTCTGTAGCAATTTTAGACTTAACCGCTGCTTCAAAGATTACTGCTGTTTTGGCTTTAAACTCTTCTGAAAGAGTTGCCTCAGATTCAACCAGAGCACTTAGGTCTTCACTAAAGTCTCCATCGAATTCAACATCTTCGGCCTTCATCGCTGCTGGTGCAGCAGGTGCTTTTTGCATTGGTTCGCTGTTGCTCTTATCGCCTTTACGAGCTTTCGCTTTAGGGCCTTTATTTTCAGCTGCATCAACAGATGCTACTGATTGAGCTTCAGCATTTTTTGGATCATGAGCTTCTTCGATTTCCTCGTCGAGCTCGACATCCTGGTCTTGTACTTGATCAGTCATGTTTGACTCCTTAATATTGATTTGTTTTCAGTAACGAGAGGAAATTCTTATACTCACGAACTTGCGTTTCATATAGATCCGCACGTGTCGCACGTTTAATTTCAGTCTCTATTTTTTCAATTTCTTGAGCTTCAATGATGCCATTATTCCAGACCCACTCTACACCTTCCATAATTCCATTAACAAAAGCTTGTGGAGCAGATGGATCTTGTACGATATCAACCGTATTAAGCATAAAGTCATCTTTGACGTACATAGTACCGTTACGTTGCTCAAGGCTACCCATACCACGAGTTGAGACACCTAGTTGAACACCACCCTCAAGCAAACCTTTTACAATATTGCCCATTGGAGTATCCAAAATTCGTGCCTTTCCCATAACATTATTTCCCTCAATTTGAAGGTCAGTAATCTTATGAGATACTTTATCTAAGTTGACAGTTGGTCCTTCAGGGTGGTTTAATTCCCCAACCGCTCTGTCCTTAGAAACCTGTTCATCGACATATTTACCAACTGCTCTTTCCATTACAGCTTTTGGATAAATACGTCCATTTCTATTTTTAGATTCAGCCATAGCAAAGATGCCCTCAATCATATGAGATTTAGAGCCATCTTCTTTCTTTTCAACGACGCACTGAACATCAGTTTCAGTGTATTCTGTAATTAGCTTCATCTACTTACCCTTATATTGTTTAACAAACTCTTTTGCCATTTTCTCTGCTTCACGCTGAGTTTTATAAGCATCAAGTCTATCACCGTCGATGTACACTACAAAGCCATTTGTCTCTTTAGTAATTTTAACGGGAATCCTATCCATTTTGGTATTCAATACTTGTTTAGATGGTTTCCTACCCGCTAATTCTCTAATCTGTTCAAATGTTTTTGTCATGTATCTTTTAACTTATATTTATACTTTTTAATTTTTTGATCAATCTTCTTCAGATTCATCAACTTCTTCTTCTTCTTCATCTTCCAAGTCTAATTCAAGTTGTTCATCATCATCTTCTAGCTCGTCAATAGCTGCTTCGATATCTTCCTCATCTGGTTCAACATCTTCTTCACCATTAAATACTTGACCTGCCACAGCAATCTTTTCTTGTTCTAAAGCATCATTCATTTTATCCTGTAAAATTTCATGAAATGTGGGTCCGGCTTTTGCAAAGTCTTGATCTGCTACGCTATTAATTAGATCTTCAATTGACATAATTTACTCCTGTTCTTGTTCAGCTTCATCATCTGGAATCTCGCCAGAAGATTTTTCTTGATCTATTTGCTTCTTCATTTCTTCAATATCATTATCATCTAACTGCAGTACGTTTTTCATTACATATTCTTTTGAGAAGAATTCTCCAACATATTGCTGCATTTGATCTAATGTTTGGATTCTATTTTGTAAGAGCTCAGCATCTTTCAATTCTGAGAAATGATTGTCTCTTACATAATCAACAACAATATCTTGTTGCCAATCATTCCAATCTTCTTCTGTAATAATACCCTTCATAATGAGCTGTTTTTTCAGAATCTCTGTAAACAGCATTGAAAAACGTTTTCTTAAACGATCAATAAACTTTTGGAATTTAATTTCATCCCTATTTATTTCAGTAGAACGACCTAGTGAAAACTGTGCTTCTTGCTCAAGTCTATTGATTGGTACGTTTAATGAACGATACAGGCGTTTTTGGAAATATATAATGTCATCAATTTGTCCTAGATTCTCGCCACCAGGAAGTGTTGAAATCTCAGTACCTCTGCCACCTTCTCTACGAGGTAGCCAGAAATCTTCCAACATTGACATATGTTTACGGTCATCGCGGATCTTACCAGTATCAGCATCATATACAAGTTTATTACGGTATCGAGCCATAATATCTTTCATATATGTTTCAGCTTTACCACGTGGTAAGTTACCAACATCAATATAGAAAATACGACGTTCAGGAGCTCTCGATAGTCTATAAATGACTAGAGAATCTTCCATCATCCGTAATTGGTTAATTGGTTTTAGAGCTTTATGAAGATGAGATACAACTCTTTTACGATCAACATCTAACAAACCAGATGTTACATATGAAACTGAATCATTAGATAGTTTTACACCTTGATTTGTTCCACCGGGCTTTTCTTGATAGATATAGAACTCATCCACTTTTTCTACCAAAGATGCACCAGTGACTGGATCTTTTTTCTTTTTTATCTCTTTTACTTTACGGATTTTAGTAGAATCAACTGGTCTAATTTCTTGAATACCAGCTTTCAAATTCTTTTCATCTACTACAAGATGGTGGTAAACTCTACCATCTACATACCATTTACGAAAAATATCATGTCCGAAATCAGTGAATTGTAACATAGAACAAATATTATCAAATTCTTCGGTCATAGTCTTTTTTAATTGATCACTAAGACCTTCAACATGATCTAGAATAAGAGTCACTGGAGATTGATTTTCATTACCAGTAATTGCTTCATTTACAATATCTTCAATGGCAGCATCAACTTCTGGATGTACTGCTACTGCTCTGTATTGTCTAATATTTTGTAAGTTGTCTTTTGCATGGTCGCCTTCACCAAGGTTAACATAAGTACCATAGTGAGCACCAGCGGCTGTAACATAACCAGCACCATCCTGATCTACAGGTGGAACGATAGACTGCATTTTATCTGCATTCTTATCTTTTGCTCGTTTTATTTCAAAGCCAAATAATCTAAGTGAGTTATTATCAGCCATAGTAATTCCTAATATTATGTGAAGAGGGGCCTCTCAGCCCCTCAATCTATTTATACTACTTTATGTAGTTGTATTTGATTCCCAGTATTGTACCTGGAATTCTGCAGTGAATCTTTCGATTTCATTTTCAGAACCGTAGTTTAAATCGATAGCTGAAAGAGCTGTTGGGAAACAGCTTCTAAAGTTATATGTCTTTAGAACTGAACCTTCTCTATCAATTTGTTCTACCAAAAGATCTGCTTCATAGTCTACTGGATTAGTAAGACCGGTGTTATCTGAATGAGCATTAATACCATTCATCCAACGTTCCATTGCATCTCTAATAGTAAAGTCTACGTCATTAATAATGGTTGCTGTCCACGTATCAAATGTACGATCCCCAGCCATTTTCAATCTTCTGCCACGGAATGGCATTTCGATTACACTTAAGTTTGATGCAGGCAACTGAGCTGCCTCGCATAGAAACGATGTAAGCTCTACATCGCCATTAGCATAAGTTGGGAAGTTAATGGTCGCTTTAAATAGATTCGGTCTAGCGCCACCACCACGCAACTTGGCTTTAAAATCATCAACGCCTAATACTGCCATCTGTTATTTCTCCTACGCTTATACCGCTAGTCCGGCGACTTCTTCAAAGTCAACACCGGATCTTACAGCTACAAAGTTAAGAGTGATGTAGTTGATTGAGCGTGCTGGCTTGATAAAGATGTTCGCTACGAACTCATTTCTATCAATTACTGCTGCAGTGTTGTTTGTATCATCACATACAACTCTGAAGTCTGTAATACCTCTTCTTCCTTTGATTTCTCTTAGGAATGGTTCTACAATATTTACAAACTCTGCTCTGGTGAATTCATCATTCAATTCGAACAAAGTATTTCGTGCAGCCAATGCAATTGCTCTTTCTACCACGTTAAATAGACGACGTACGTTGACACGGTCAAATGCACTTGGTCTGTTTAGGTGGGTCTTATCACCATATAGCAAAATACCTTGTCCAGGTAGATTTGCAACAGGGTTGATACCAGCTTTATAAAGCGTATCTCTTTCTGTTTTTGTTGGTGTATAAGCCAAAGATGTTACGCCAAGGTAAGCACCACGACGTGATCCAGCTGGTGAGAACCAAGGAGCTGAATTTGCATCTGAAGCAGCCATAATACCTGCTGTTGAAGAAGCAGCTGGAATATAGATGTACTTATCATTGTACTTATCGTATACTTTTAGCCAGTTGTTATCAACAAATAGGTATGAACTTCTTGTATAAGCATCCGCGTCTGTAACTGAAGCAGAGACTGGATCAGCATTACCGACTACTGAGTTTTTAGCTGGAGATGTAACAACAACGCAATCTTTACGGGTTGTTCCGGCAGTTACTACTAGATCGTCTACTAGTGTATCTTGATCACCAGCAACTGTTTTACCAGGAGCAATTAAGAAGTCGACTGTAATAGTATCTTTATCTTCAAATTGGTTAAAGGCGCGCAAGTAATCATCAGTACCTGCGGCTGAACCAATTGTTCCTCCTGTTAGAGAGTGTGAACCTGTTGAGTCTACAACATTGTTCATCCAAATGTAATTAGAACCTCTGTTAATCACATCTTTCATATAGTTGCTTGAGCCATCAGCATTTGTTGCTGAAGTCGTAGCTGATACAAATGGGTATCTTTCTAGTACAGTATTTGCTGAACCAGTAATTACACCATCTTGGTCTAAGACAAGAATATGATGCTCTTCTCCTGTTGGAGCTGCATCAAATTGATCTTTATATGCTTGTGACCAAGAGGCCCAGTTTGTTGCATCTGACCAAACAACTTGAATTGAGTTTCCTACTTCACCAGGATATTTTGCGAAAATATTTCCTGTTGAAAATGTTCCTGCTTCCCATGCATCTCTGTTTTTAATTAGAGTAGCCGCGGCTGAACTATCACAAGCATTTAGTGCTGTGGCATCTGCGGCTCTTGAAACTTGTAATGCATTGGAATATTTTAAAAAGTATGCTGCGGATAGAAAGTCTACCGCAAAGCTATCGCTTGGCGATCCGAATGTCTCAGCAAGATCCGCTTCATTTTGAATCAGAGTTGCTGTTTCTACGGGACCCCAGCGAAATTCACCAGCAAACGCGCCAGTAGTTGATTGAACATTAGGCACACCGCCTGTAAGATCAACCTCTTTGACGACAATAGCTGGAGATTCTGAAGGTGCACCAATTGCCATATTTGTTTTCCTTTTCCAGTAATCGAATTATATGTTTTCATAATACGGATATTCAATTACTTGTATTTATAATTTTACATATTTAGAACATATGTCCCACATCTTCGTACCACGGTTTTCCATTTACAAGGTTCTCTTCTTGTTCAACGGCCTCTAAACCATCATCAACAAAACCGAATGGTAAGACATCAGCTTCAATTTCGTCCATTCTTTGTTTAAACATCATTTCTTTTAACGATACTTCCGTTATTTGTTCAAATGAATTAGACACAGCAAAATAACCAAATAAAACTAAATTCATCATCAAGTCATCATGGTTACCTTCTGATGCCTCATAGGATTGACCACGAGCCACAAAGGTAGACATTTCTAAAATAGTCTGTGTATCTTTTACTATAAGTTTATTGGCTTCTAATATATCTTTAATTGCAGAACAACCAATACGTTTTACCTTACGG